ATAGCCATCCAAATCTGTGCTTCGATAACTGCAGGAGGCAGTGGGCGCAATAGCAAAGGCTCGAACCATTTTATTGTTGCGAGCAATGCTGGCTGCTGACTCAATGCCAGCGTTAATTTGGGTGACAAGTTCATAGGCTGCAGACCGTACTGATTCTCCTTTGTTGAATTGTTCCAGCGCACGACCGAATTGGTCATACGTTACTCCGTATCGACGAAGTAGGTTAGCGAGTCCGAGCATCCCGAGTCCCACTTGTCTGTCAGTTTCGCTGGGGAGATATTCTCCGCTTTCGCCAACACCTGTTTTACCATGGAGTTCGCACAACTGGGACATACCTTCAGTAAAAGCGCGAGGGATGTCGTCGAATTCACAGGCACCGAGAGAGACATGTTGGAGTAGACAGGTACCTCGTGAGGGCAAATAAACCTCAAGGCAGACGTTGCCTCGGATGCGATTTCCTTCATTGTCGTATTTAACTTTGTTTAGCCAGATGTCACCCGATTTGATACCGAAGAGAAGCTCTTCCTTAAACGTACACCCCTGCCACCACTCATCGGTGACGTTGATGCATCGCTTGACCCACGGTAGTTCGGATCTTGGAGTTGTAATAAATTCAAGAGCATCAGGATGGTTAAGGTCCAGATGACATACCACCGCGCCGTTCTTGTAGACACCCCCGCGACGAAGGATTTCATTTAGCGTTGAGTAGATCTTAGCAAAGGAGACCGGTCCAGATGCAACCAGCCCTTTTCCATTTTCTTCACCTCTGGGTCGCAGTCGCGACAAGTGTACCGCGCAGCCTGCTCCGAAACGTAGAGCATGTGATACAAATCGCCAGCTTGCTTCGATTCCATTTGGTCCCTCCATGGAGTCTTCAACAACAAATACGGTGCACGAAACCGGTAGGCGGGACGTTGGGTCATCGATCCAAGATTGGACACGTCCCGTGCGAGAAATATAGGATGCAGTCATGGGTTGATAAGGTCGTTCAAAATTGGAGGCTGGTAGTTTGGTCCTTTCAAGACCTTCCCATCTGATCGGCGGATGGGTGTACCGTCCAAGCCTAGCTTAGACATGTTGCTTCTGTGGACACGATCTAGAGCCTCTTCTAGATCCCATTCCATGTTCTCAGCGTATTGGAAGCAGACATACACAAGGTCTGCAAGCTCTTTCAGTTCGTTTTCGTAGGGTTCATTGTGAAACGCAGTACGGAACTCCTGGTACTCTTCATCGATCAAACCCAGTTGCATAGTCCGGTTCTCCGAGTTGTTCTGGATCCCATACGCTGAACGGAATTGAATTGCTTGATCGCTCAGACTGCTCGATCTGCAGTGTTGTGTGGTAGAGTTCATTTTCAAGGTAGTGGATAGCCTTTTTAAGATCAGTTTCTTTCGTCTCAGAAGATTTGAAACCGGCTCTGCAAATGTATTTAATAGCATTACCGAGGTGGTAATTCAGTTGTTGGTCACGGATAAAGTCCCAGACCTCTATGGCTCCTCGTGTGTAATGAGTGGGGGATTCTGCCATTGCTTAAGTAGTTGATTCATATTGTTGCCCAGTACAAAGCATTGACGTTGCAGGGCAAGGAAGACAGTAATCATATCTTCCTTTTTAGTATCAGGATTGTTAAGTGCGTCTTCAATGCGCCGCATCTTAAACTCCTGTTCCATCGTCAACTTGATAATCGGCGGCGGGGGTCCAAAGGATTGGCTGTTGCTTGTCGAAGTCATAGTCAGATGCTGTGAGGATCTTTGCGAGTCTTGCATTTTCAAGTGCGACATCTTCGGAAAGATCTTTCTCAGCAAACGCTTGAACGACAGTTTTCCAAGAATACCCTTTCTCTTCAAAGAGGGCGATTGCACGTTTAATACCAATACCGGGTACACCGGAGTAGCCATCGGTTTGATCTCCTGCTAATGTTTGTATAAGGTGCCACTTCTCCCCTTCTGCCTTTTCCACATTCATCATTTCTGACATGTCAAAGAGGCGACCGGGAATCTGACGCATGTCCTTATCCGGTGAGCAGATGCAGCACCTGCCTTGGTTCTGTGTGGCATAAATACCTAAGGCATCGTCAGCCTCAAGTGTTGGCATGATAACAACTTTATACTCAGTCTTGAGTTTGTTGATAACACGCTTGTATCCGCAAGGTTTCTTGCGATTGCGGTGCCCTTTGTATGCGGGCTGGATTGATTTACGAAAGTTTACACTATCGCTAAAAAACAGAATTAGTTCAGGTACATCCCAAAGAAAGTTGTTAATGATTTTAAGTAGCTCACGCTTAACAGCAGCATAAGCATCACTGAATTTACTTGTTACAAGAATTACATCATCGCCCCAATCAATTTCTGTTTCGGCGGCAGCACAGCTTTTGTAGACCACGTAATCGGCGTCTACAAGTAGCTTCACTTACCTTGTCCTCGGTACGCTTTCTTACCAGGCTTAGGTACGGAGTTACGTCCTTGTCCTTGGCGAGTTTTCTTTGCGACTGATTTGATTTCAGCCTTGTTTTTCTTGCTGTACATTAGTGGGTTTCACTCCAGTTGTTTCCGTTTGTTGCTTCCGCGTCGATGCGGATTCGCATGTTGTAGTACTCCCCAGCCGCCGTAGCGCTATATACCAGGGATGTAGATAAGTCTCCGACGTGCTCTGGGGCACACTCGAACTGTAGCTCGTCATGAATAAATCCTAATTGAGATGCACATATCTGTGCTTCTCTTATTGTCTCTTGGTTGATTACCATCCAACGCTTCGCGATAACACCGGCTCCCGACTGGAGGCAGTAGTTCAGGGCTTTGTGAGGCGAGTCAACAGTAACTTTTCGTCCATCGATAGACTTGATGAACCCTCTTTCTGCAGCTTGTTTAATAGCTTTGAGTAGAGCATCCAGTCCATCAACCGCGTCAACATACGCTGAACGAATCTCCTTTCCTTTCTTTTTTGCAGCAGTGGTCGAAAGCTGTGGGTCATAAGAATGTCCGATTTTTTCGTCACCTGCACCGTACAGAAAGGCGTACGTGACGGTCTTTACTTGTCGTCTTGAGATCCCGATTTTATCGGCGTTAATTTGATGGATGTCATCCTCAAGTAGTAGCTTGGCGTATCTTCCTTGATCATACCTTGCAAGATAATGAGCGAGCATACGAAGCTCAATCCCGCTAAGATCAGCGCCGACCATACGTAAACCCGGGCTTGGTATGAAGAGTTTTCTAAATCTTTCATCTGATGGAACTTGTCCGAGGTTGGGGTTACGGTGAGCGCAACGGAAAGTATTAGTCGCTACACTACAATGGTGGTGAATTCTTTTAGCACTCGTACTCAACTTCAGCCAGGCGTTCGCGCCTTCGCTGATCATTCCAAGCATCTTCGTTATCGTCAAAATCCGGAGGAACATCGTCGCTACTTCCGAATTCATCTCCTTCAGGATCACCTCGTCGATAACAGGTTTCCCAGTAGTTGTCTTCTGGCTCGGAATCCAGCCATAGAATTGTTGCAAGATCCATGATATATGGTCCCTTGATGAAGTGTTGAGTTCTTTTAGTCGAGTAAAGGGTGCACCCTTGACATATCCTTGCGTGCGGTTATCTCGTTTAGGAGTGAATTCCGATCCTCGGACGAAAGGGTGCCGGTTTCGTAGTAGTTCTTCAGTTTCTCGTAGTTCT